TGTTGTAGAGGTCATTCCAGGAGGATGAGGAATAAGTTGCGTAGTCGAGGCAAGTTGTTGCATGGCAATTGGAATAATTGTTCTGCAACTCTGCCACAAGCTCCGGCTTATACCGAGAGTCCTGTCTACCAGAATAGTAGCCAGGTTTTACTCGAATATCATCCATCCATAGAACAGCCTCAATCAACCGTAAGAGAGGGCTCCCAACGTACGCCACCTTTGGCGTACCGGATAACCAGGGATTGGGACACATTCCTAGCAGAGCTAGGGTTGTGAGCCATTGTGGAGAAATCCACAAGTCTGGTGTATCCGTCCTTTTGGGACTGGCTTCGTCTTGTCGAATAGACAAAGACGTTAACCTCTCGTCGCTGAAGATCTGTATTCCACCTTCTACGAAGGTGTAGTTCAGACGATCCGTTAAACGAGAATGCCCCAAAAGTACCGGGACTGTCAGGTCCAATGATCCGAATCCTACGCAACGCGTAATTCGGAACTCTGGATAAGAGCGCAGCTGATGCATGCCAAAAACCCTTTTTATGAAGGTTGGAGGCTCCATCTACTAACGCAATGACAGAGCTCGGTTCGTCCGGACTAAAGACTTGAGGCTTTACTGGGGTTATGTTATAACCCTTATAAGCATCAGTTCCACAAGACTCTCGGAAGTGTCCGTTAGCAAAAGATTTGCTTTCGTTCACCTTTAACCCAAGAGTAGTGAGGAGTAGTCTCAAATCCGCGTACCCGGTCGATGGGATGATAATATCATCACCATAGACCCGTACGGTCCTCTTCAGTCTATTCACCGCATTCCAAGTTATATGGTCGCCGATTGAAACAGCGATTGCACAACAAAGGAAGACGAGTGATTGAACTGGGAAGGTAGTGCCAGTCCCCTGGGAGGCAAATTTCTTAAATTGGAGAAATTCGCCATGTCCAACTTTTCCTAGATGGACATACCGGGTCCTAACTGCATGGAGAGCACGTAACAAAGGAATATTTTTCCTAAGAATGCGCTCAACCACGAAGCAGGATAGACGATCAGAGGCATCGGAAAGATCTACCGTTGCCAACGATCTGTCTTTGGACGCTTGAATAACCATACGCGCTGATTTATCTTGCGCTTTCAAGTCAATGAACGCTCCGTCAAAAAGACGAGAAAATTCAAAGACAAGAAAATTCAGGATAAGCTGTTGGCACCATTGGTGTTCAACAGGTTCTGCTGCAATGAGACGTGGACCTTTCATGGTCTTCGGAACCATATGCAACACACTCGGCGATTCCATAGTGTCGGGAATGTGGTCATCGTTAAGACAACCACCGAACTTCCAGTATGGAAAGATGGCATTCAGCTTTAGTGGCCATGAAGTAAACCTTGACTTTCCGTCTTGGTGGACCTTCTTAGCCACGGCACCCGTACCATGCTTGAGGCCTGTGATACCTTCGTATTCCATGAGAACATCGGACCATATTTCAGGGTCAAATGGGAGCATGGAACTAGCAAGCAAGTCAGCGACCTGCTGGCATTTTGCTAAAAGGTATCGTGCGCGACCCTGTAATTGGATATCTGATCCAAACAGGGGAAGATCTACTTCGGCAGCTTCGGCCAGATTGATCGAAGAGCCGTCCAGATCTTCTTCGCATAAGGAATTACCTTGCCAATTAAGGCTAGGATTCCGGATTTGCGATTCGACATTAATGTATCCTTTCATCGCTAATACCTTGCGAAGATCGGAGCATTCATGAGCTACCTTCTTGGCAATAGAACCAAGCTGATAGACAAACATGATTGCGTTAATGTCCGCACTAGGCAACAAACAGGACTGCTTGTCGAATATACGCAGCCAGAGTCCCGCGAATAATCGCGGCACACGGCACCTTTTGGAAACCCAACCAAATGGTTGGTTAACCTGAGGAAGGCGTCCCAATTCGAGACCTGCTAAAAGCAAGTCTACGACCTTGGGAAGGTCAAGCGCAAGTGCGCCTAACCCTCTATGTCGACATGAATGGGAGAGTCGCTTGTAATCGCGATCAAACCCTTTCACAGCCGGGAACGCTGCTTGGGCATCCGTAAGGAGCCCTTGCAGGACTATGAGAACATCATTTGCTTGGCTTTTCATACTAGCCTCCATTGAGGAAGGTTTGTAATCCAGGCCGCAGAATGACTCTCTCCCCGATCAAGGGGACACTAGAGATAGGTAATCAGCAAATTGCTGAAACTAGCTCTCGAACGCCGTCAACTTGACGAGCGCCGCTGCAGAGCTGGCAGTGAGCCAGCCGCAGAGTGCAACAGCCAATGCAACATTATCCGCGAGAACATCGCCCTGCTGGACCTCAAAGGTCAAGTAGACTTTGCGCTCAGTGGTAAGAATGCTTGGCGACACCGCCAAAATCGTTTCGGTGAGCTCGACATTGTGTCGATCAAACGTCTTTCCAGACGCCTTATCGTAACGACTGGTGTTCCGAATCTTGAGGATAACCCTCTTGAGGTCCGTCGAGTACCTGTACTCGGAAGAGTACTTGTCCTGATTGACCTTGACGAAGGCAAAATCTTCAGTTCCGTGAACATCGGTGAAGGTGAGTGTATCTGCGAACATGACTGTTCTCCTTGCTTCGGTTAAAAGCCACCATGAGGTTTTAAACTCACCTCGTGGCAGCCAACGAAGCAAGAGTCGCACAACTACCACCATCAAGTAGTGGTAAGTGTGCGGTTAGTGGAGAAGGAAACGAGAAGCGTCGTGACTTACTTTCGCGTACCATACGAATCGGATCGATGTGCATCATTTTTGCACCACCGCCTGGATCGTACACTATGCCTGGGTAAGTCGCAACAGTCTTCCTGTGCCGCATGATAACGACCTCCTTAAGGAGGGCGAGTCCTGTGTTTCTCTGAGATTTGAGGTAATCCCCAACTCCTAGAAACCAGTCTATCAGCCAAGTGAAGGGCGTAATCTGCCACAACGTAGACAAGTCTATCGTTGAGCCGAGTAACGATTCTTCAGCAGCTTGACGGACTGCAGCACGCATCTGGTTGGGAGTTTCGTGGCCTGCAAAGGCCCCGGGATAGAGACCCCATCTAACATGGGCTCTAACACCGGCAACGGTGGAGATATTGAAATCTCCACCCGCCGTCGAATGAGCGGTATCAATATACCAATACTCAGTCGACTGAGCGGTACTCACATCCATATCCATCGTTTTCCTGTATCCTTTAGCTCTGAGTCTCTCTATCAATTGGACTCTTCGGTCTATCACGCTATGTGCATGATAGAGTTGTGCCATGGCTTGCGCCACGGGCATAACACCGAAAGAAGTCATAAGATATTGAGAACCTAACTGTTGCAAAGGAGCAACGGCATTAGGTCTACGCCCAGGGCGGATCAAATCAGCGATCTCATGCAATTGCAGAAGCTCGACTGGTAGATCTACCAAGGGTTTACTCGGGTTCGACCTTGCTACAGCTTTTGTAGCGTAATAGGGGTCGACATCGCTATCGGATGACGTATGCAGGTGTGACAAATTAAAACCAGAGCGAAGTACTTCAGGAACCCAGTTTTTAAACCAGGAACTGAAATACCCAGCAAAGTCTTGATTCATCGTTCCACCTGAATAGTCCTGGCGATCGAAGTCAAGAGGATAATCATCCTCCCATCCAACGCTGTCCCTTGCAAATGCAAGACCAGAGTTTACTTCGACACCAGATCCATAATCTGGCCACCAAGTGAAACGTCCACAAGTGCCACCCTTACGGGTGAACACCCGCGTTCGTTCTCTCGGAAAAGCCATTTTATGTCTCCACTAGGTTGTGAAGGCATCGATCTTTCATGGAATTTCACCATTAGAGATCGAAGGATTCGTGCATATACATACACGACTCGGGAGGCCCAATTTGGG